GGATGGGTCTGCTACAATATCTGCCGCTGTGGCTAGATAAAAATCGGGTTGAACTACATTAACGCCATTGACGTTCTTCAATGAACCCATGCCTCTTGAGGATACACCTAATTGAGCACCGCCTTCAATTAAGCTTCGTGCAATGTTTCCCATTGGTGTATCTAATATCTTTGCTTTGCCGATCCATTGGTTACCTTCTTCTTTTAACCCTACAATCATGTGTGATACACGGTCAAGATTAATAGAAGGAGATTCAGGGTGTCCTAATTCACCAAATGCACGGCTCTTATTAATGTATTCACTAGTATAACGGTCTACTTCTTTTTTCATTGTATTAAATTCATATAGACGACCATTCTTGTTTTTAGTTTCAGCAACCAAAAAAGGTCCTTCAATATGCAAAGATTTTTTACCATTAGATTCTTCTAAGTAGGTATAGTTTACGTTATCGTTTATTTCTTTAATGAGTTTCATGTTATAATCCTAGTGAGCCTCTTCTGCGTAAAGACATTTTTCTTTTTCTTAGTGCTTGTCCTAATTTAGCACGCCTCTTAAACTTTGACTTTCTTGCTGCCATTTTACGGTTTCTACGTTCTTGTGGAGACATACGAATCATTCTTCCGCCTCGCATTGTATAACCTTTAACACCAGATACTTTTTTACGTCTTTGAACTTTACCACCACGAATACGAATCTTAACTAATTTGGTACGACCCATTTTTTGGATATTACCTTCATCCAAATCAAACATTTCTAATGCCATCCGAGCTTTAATCTCGGTTAATTTATCTTCTAATATCTCATAGATTTTATCTTCTAATAGGCTTTGAGCATCTATTAATTTATTTGATAAAATCTTTTCAACAATGTCTTTCATTATGGACGTATTGCATATGCACCATAGTTAAACGCTGCTGGATCAGTCAATTGACCTGAATCGTAATAAGTACCATTTTTATGTAATTCAATGATAACTGTATATGCCGCATTAGTGGTTGTACCAACAGTTTTAATGGTTACGTTACCTGTAGGACCTATTGCATTATTACCAATTGATGGTAATTGATATTGAGGATTTGTGTCTATGTTACCAACACCAAGAGCATAAATTGTTTGTGATGTTGTTGTGCCTTGCCATTGTAATTGTATATGTCCAACTTCAGCATCAACGGAAGCAAGAACTCTAGAAATAGTAAATGCTGAATTTGCTAATCCTGCTGGTGTAGTATTACCAGTCTGATAATAAGCACCGTTAGCATTCAGAGCTCCAAACAGTTTTAATGGTTCAATAATGACCGTTGTGTTTTCATCGGAATCAATAACACCAACACGCTTAATAACTGTGCGTTTATTGGTATCAACTAAAATTTGTACGCTATTTGCAATTGCCATTTTTTATCCTATTTTTCTGTTTCTTCTGGTGAAAACACCTGTAAAGAAGTGTAAGGTACTGTTACATATTTATTAATCTTTTCCACATAATATAATGCCACTTTTTGGCCATCAGGAAACAACCTGATTGATTGTCTTTTCATAATCAAAACAGCTGGAGGATCCATAGAGCTATGGCGCTCATTGAGATTACTAGAATAAAATTCTTTAAGTGTTTTCAATTTCTTCGTCGCCTTCGTATCCTTCGTCATCCTGCTCTTCTTCTTCGTCTTGACCAATTAAATGTTGTGCTACAGCTTGCTTTGCAGCAGCTAAATGTGCCGTTACTTTATCATGAATAGTAGAATATAATGCGTTACGAAATTCAACACCATTATCGTTCTGTGCATAATCTATAATTTGTCTAGTTGCGTCTGTCATGTTGTCTCCAATTGGTGGTTAATATATTTATAAAATTCTTTTTAGTTTCAATAAAGTATTACTTACTTCTTCTTTGGTAGCTTTCTTTTGTTGAGCATTGGCCTGTTGAGTTGCCATTTTTGCTTCATGTTCTTGGTCTATTGGATTTCCTGGTTGTTGTGGTATCTGAGACATCATTTGTTGTTGAGCCACATCGTTTGTAACTCCAACTGGTAATCCAAGTCCATCTTTCTTCTCGGCTTCCATTTCTTTCTGCATTTCACCGATATCATCATCAGTCAAGCGTAGAACATTTCTTTGAATCCAAGAATGTGAGAAGTATCTACCTGTGTATGGGTCTACAGCACCTAGTAATGATAAACGATTTGTCATCAATTCAGCATCTTTAAGTTCACTAAAGTTATTATCTTTAATGTAGTCGTAATGAATGTATTCTTTAAATTGTTCCCATTCAGAATCAGTACAAATACCTTTTAATACACATTGAACACGGAGAGCTTGGTCAAATAATGTTGCAAACTTACCTCTCAATCGGTCAACAAACTTGGCAAATTTTAATTCGTCACGGGTAATTTCATTTGAACGACCTAAAGAAAAACCTGAAGTTTCTGGATTTAACCTTGAGACAGGTACACAGAGTGCTTTGTATAATTTCTTTTCAAAGTATTTAACATCTTCCAACTCACCTAAGTTTTGACCACCTGGTAATGTTGTAATCTCTGTGCCTTTACCACCTTCACGGCGAGGCAACCAGAAATCTTCCATCATTGATAGAAATTTACGGTCATCACGAACTTCACCTGTGTTGGCATCATAGACTAATTTGTTCTTATACTTGACCATGATATCACGGAGGTATTGTTCTGCCTTTAATTTTGGTAGATTACCCACATCAATGTAAAAAATCCTACGCTCAGGAGCCCTAGAAATTCTATATATGACAGTAGCATCTTCAATCATCCTTAATTGGTTGAGTGGTTTGATTGCTTTATGTAGATATGATAATACCACAGCTCTACGAGAATCCATAAGACCTGATACTACAGAAACAATAGAGTCTGTAGTAATACGAATACCTACTGGTCCAAAGTTACTGGAAGTGCCTGTGGTGACTTTATCATTATAGATGTAATACTCATTGATAACTCTCATGACCTCTACACCAGTCCTATCGTCCTTTGTTTTCTTCATTTCACGGACTTTACGGAGTTTTCTAGGGTCAATGTATCTTAATTCTTTGATACCTTCCATTGGTGCTTTTTGATCCACAATAATATGGTAGTACATTCTACCATCTACATAGTATCTACGGAAGATATCTTGTGCCATGTCTTTGTAGTTTAATAAACGGAGCACCGTTTGAAACTCACCTTTGATGGCACTTTTAATTTTTTCTGGTTGGTCTAGGTTATCTAAAACCAGTTGGATGCTTTTACCATCATCATCGTGGCAAATAGCTTCATTGACAATATCATCAATTGCAGATTCAATCTCTGGCTGCATAGCCATTTCACGATATCTGGAGATTAGTTCTACATCATTTTTGGCTGTGCCGTCTAGGTCAACATAAGTTCCATAATAAGCGGCAGAGGTAATAGTTAATGCGCCATCCTCATTTCCTGGTGGCGTAAAGGATTGTTGCACGGTCTGGTCATCTTCTTGCTTGTCCCGTGCAATTGTAAATCCGAAAAGAGAGAATTTTTTTTCCATAGTATTTTAGTCCAAATCAAAAAAACATAATGAAGGGAACCGAAATTCCCTTCGTAAAATAAAATAAATTAAGTTGTGGTATTTGTTTCCCACCATTGATATGCGAATGTGACCGAATATTCTTCAATGGAGTCATTTGAGTCCCAAGATAAATCAATTGGGGCCATATCTACAGGGAACATACCAACAAAATTATATACTTTCAAGGTGTCGCCAGTTTTGCCATATTGTGTGACCTGTGCGTCAACAGTATAACCTGCTGGACTTTTAGCGCCAGCGTTACGAACATTACTAGCATGACTGTTGATTGCATTCATCCATGATTCCATAGAATTACGGATTGAAAAATCTTCGTCATTAATAATGTTTATTGTCCAATCGGTAAAAGTTCTGTTACCAACAAATTTTAGTTCACGACCAAAATAATGTGTGGTTACAGTACCAAGAGTTGAACCGGGTAATTGAGCAGTCTTTGCCATGAATGATGCTTTTTGGCTTGATGCTATACCGTTGGTTGCAACCGTTGGAAAATTTAACGAAACCTGAAACAGATTGGGACGGGCTCCGTCTCCAATCATATTCGCTCTAAATTCTGCTACGTTGAATGCCATTGTTTTCTCCTATATCGTTGAATTATTTATTAGAACCTACCAACGACTTCTGTGAAATCAACACCAGTTCTGACGGCAACAAAGTTCAACTGAATGAAATTAATTGACCGAGCAGGCTTAATGTAAATATCTCCAACAAACTGATTTGAATCAATCACCTGAGGTGTATTATTTGTAGAATCACAAACAACACGGTAGTCATAGATACCACGGCGACCTTGTATATCACGCAAGAATGGAGTTACCAACGCCACAAATTGAGCACGAGTAAATTCGTCATTGAATTCAAACAATGAAAACTTAGCAGCTTGAGAAATTGTTTTTTCTAATATGATGAACAATCTACGGACATTGATACGGTCAAAAGCGGATGGTTTACTTTGTAAAGTTTTGTCACCATATAGGACTGTTCCTTGTCCTGGGAAAGTTCCAACTGGATTAATACCAATAGAATACAAAGAATCTCTTTGTGTCTTATTAGGATTCCATGATAACTTAACAACATTCTTTAAGTTACCACGATTGAAACCAGCAGGTGAGAACCATGGGTCACGAACAGAATCAGTATATACACATAGACCAGCAATATCAGCATTGAGTGGTACATAACGATATGTGTTGTTATACTTGTCAAACATATATTTCCAACCAGAATCAGCAACGGCAAATGAAGATGACCGACCTAATGCTGTGTTCCACGCTTGAATATTAGTTACTTCAGAACCAGATTGGTTAATAACATT